TGTAGCCGACGGTGTAGCCGACGGTGTTTGTGAAGGTGTTACCGACGGTGTTACTGACGGTGTTTGTGATGGTGTTACCGACGGTGTTGCTGACGGTGTTTGTGACGGTGTTACCGACGGTGTTACTGACGGTGTTTGTGATGGTGTTGCCGAAACTGACGGTGTAGCTGAAGCTGACGGTGTTGCTGACGGTGTAGCCGACGGTGTAGATGAAGGACCGCCAACATATTTACCTTGTGCTATTAAAGTAGCATCCTCAGCAGTCACAAACTTTTTAAAAACAATTATTTCATCTAGTTGACCTTCCCATTGCGAAGCAGCAAGAAGGGCAGCATTATAAAATACACCACCAATAGAAAAAGGTGCTGGCTGACTAGAAATGTTCTGTGCCCATGTTGTTTCGATATCAGTTCCAACAACATTTCCCGCAGTATCCCTTAATCGAATGGCATAAGTTTGATCAGAATCTCTATAGCAAAAAGTAACATGATACCACTCCAACTCCGCCAAAACAGTAGCATGAAGTTTACTTTCAGAGGAAGCCCCAGAATTATACCCAAGCTGGAAACGTAATTTCCCTGTTGTCCCATCAATAGCACAGTAAAATGACCTATCAGCAACTGTCCCAGAATCCCATTTACCAGCTATTACATGATAAGAAGAACCAATATAGTTAACAATATTAAACCAACCAGAAATACTAAATACATTATTTGTCGTTCCATCCTTACATGGAAAACTAGATACAAGATCCTCATCTGTTCGATAAAAATGTTCTGACACGTTGTAAGCAAAGAGAGAGGCACAACCACCCTCCATAAAATTTGTAGTGTCTTCAGAAACCGTATTTACATTCGTAAGTGTTTGACTGTTACCACTTGAATCTGTAGTCAATGCACCAGTTTCAAATTTATAAAGAGCTACAACATCAGAATCACTTGAAAAATCATTTGCACCCTTTAAAACAGTTATTGTAGGAGTTACACTATTCGTTATTGTAGTATCGGGACTTGAACATTCAAATGTTATTGTATCACCATCGGATACGTCAGCACCTACTATCCAAATGCCAAATTCATTTTCAGAACAACCACTTGCTGCTATATCTTGAGCTGTACCACCAGCTGATCCATCTTCACTACAACCAGATGAACTTGATTCAAACGTTCCGGTACCACCTGTAAGTCTTTGTGTTGTATTGGCTGCATTAGTAAAAGCATTGACGGCAACAGCCTTTACAACTGATGAAGTAGTAGTTACATCAGCAAAAGCTCCACTATTAAGTTTTACTCGTAACTGGGTATCGACATCGGCAATTGCTGTACCACCAGATTCTTGTAAATTTATACGTAGAAGAAACTTATGATTAGGCTTTAAAGATATGGCAGTATTTTGGTCACCAAGCCATGTGTGTGCTGCTTCAGTACCATCATCCCTACCAAATCTGTATTGTGTTACTCTAAGGTCTACAGCCAATTACACACTCCCATCTATAGTATCATCCATTACTTGCCATTTATCCCAGATGCCAAGTAGTTCTGTTCCTTCATAATGCCTGTATCTCCAATGATCTCCAGTTTGACCATATTCATCCGGATCTAACCCAGCATACCACAGGTCTATCGTCAGTACCCAACTCCATCCAAGTGGAGCATCATAAACATCGAGTGTTATATTAACAGGAATTTTTGTGTTAGTAGTAAAAGTCACCGAGTCAAAATCATTCCAAGATTCTTCTTGATCTGGTGGATGCAGTGAGGAGTCAATGAGAACATCGGTATCACCATCACAATTAACTATAGGAATTTTTAATCCTTGAAAAAATTTAGATTTTGCAGTGAAATAACCAGCTTGTTTAGCCCCAATTTTCGTTATCAGATTAGCAACAATATTCATTAACCTTGTATATTTTGCATGATCTTGAATTGCCATTTACGTTGTCTTTAACCTCCTTAGTAGAATGCTTCTTATATCCAGGTTGGGACTGGAGCAAATTTATCTACCAACCATTTTAAAGGTAACGTTGCTTTTCCCCATTTATCATTCAACCATAAATCTCTGGAATAAATTCTTGCCCGTTCTTGATCATTCCCACTTATCTGATATGGAAACGAAAAATCATGCCGTGTCCTAAACATATGAGCAAACCAGGTTTTCTTATTCACAACCTGTCTACCTCCAGATAACCAGGCTTTACAGGCTGTTTCTACACCAAACTGACCCCATGAACCATGAGTTTCATCCATTCCTCCCAACTCCCAGAACCTTTCTCTATGCATAAACCAACAAGCACCTACACTACACATAACATCTGCTATATCACCTTGAGCTTGTGGTCTACTTCCATACTCTCTCCAATACTGAAAGTGCATGTTATTATCAAACATGGCAAAGTCAGTTATCGTTCTTCTCCGTGGTTGCCAAACGATAACTCGTTCAAACTCAGTTCCCCCACATTCAGGTTCATCACAAACCTTCAGTATTGGACCTTGATAGGTTCTCTTACCGCATTTCTTGCATTGCCAATCAAACGCATGAAGATTCCACATACGGGGAATAACTGTCCAATCAGACTCACAATCAGCCATAAGTTTTACATCGAAGCCTTTATCAACAGAACAATGAGCATCAAGTTTCATAAGAAATTTGGACTTCGACATTCTAGCCCCTTCATTGGTTCCACCCCTCTGTCCTACAGGAACAGTATGATGAACAATAACTACCCGTGGGTTATCCTGTATAGGTGGATCAGGCCAATACCCATCAAGTATTACTATTATTTCTGTATCCCCTTCCATATTAGTAAGAATACTATCAATAGTATTCCCAAGAAACATCTCCTGTCTTGCTGGAATTATTATACTCAGGTCTGGCATAAAAATTTCTCCTTATACTTAGTTTCGATCTGTACCCATTCTTTATATATTTGTTCGGTGGTAAGGGATGAAGTACGAACATTGCCATAGTACTCCCCAATTTTTCCCTTATAGAATAATTTTTCAAAATCTAAGCCATCATCCCATTGAATATCATATTTCTCTCTATTTTCCCATATAGGGGTTCCTAGATAGGGCTGAAATATTTTAATGTCAATATCATAAAGGTTCGCCTCTGCTAAGAACTTTTTTGTTTCAGCAATGGTGGAATAATCCTCGCCTGGAAGTCCGATGATGAAGAATCCCTTTACTCGTATACCCACATTCTGTAACATCTTTATAGCCTTCAATAAGGTGTCGGTATTCTCTCCTTTATTTACTATCTTTAGAATCTTATTTGACCCAGACTCAATCCCCATACCAACATCAACACAGCCCGAATCGGCCATCATTTGAACAAACTCTTCGCCATATTTTACTATAAAATCACCCCGAACAAGGCATCTCCATAGAATACCAAGTTTCTTTAAACAAGCACATATTTCTTCTGTTCTCTTTCGATTCAGAATAAACAAATCTTCTGGGAAGGCTAAGGCTTTATACCCAAATACATCATGAAGCTCTGTAATCTCTTCAATTACTCTACCTACACTTTTATAACGTACACTTTTGTAATTCTTACAACAGAAAGCACACTTGTAGGGGCAACCCTGACTTGTCATTATTGTTGTGGCACGGATACCATTGAGATAATAATGGTAGTGGTCATGGTTGAGTAATGTCCTGTCTATCATGGGATAGTCATCAAGAGGGTGTTCCTCAGCATGAATAAGTGTCTGAGGAGTAGTTTCTAGAAATGCCCTTTCCGCTTCAATTTCTCCATCACCCGTAACGATACAATCAAAGTCATCATCTATACATTGTTGTGGATTAAGGGTAGCATAAGGTCCACCTATCACAATCCATGCCTTCTTTGTATACTCTCGTATTTTATCCTTTGCTTCTTTCGCATAACCGTACTCGGCAATAGTGGGTCCAAACCCATAGAAGTTATAATCTAAAGGAATGTTTTCCAATTCCCCATCATAAATGGTGACATCATGACCACGGAGTTTTAGTGCAGTACCTACAGCTAATAAACCTAATGGGGGAAAAATTCTTTCGTCAATAAGAAATGGTGATGGGCATCTAATCAAGCATAAACGCATATTTATTCCTCACTCTACTAAGGTTATGAAACAACTCAAAAGGATTGGCATCTACATTTCCAGCATATTGCCCATTAGGAATAAGATAGATAAGGGGGCGATGTTCATCTGTGGTTGCTTCACCTCGTAATGATAACTCTCTATATGCATTCCTGAAATGAGTTTCCCCCATAGGAGGATATTTAATAATATCATTCGGGGAGTAGCCCCCTGCCCTCCAGAATTGTTCTTTTCTCATAATAAAACTGTCACCGTGGAACCCAGCTCCTAATCCTTTTCTTCGTAGTCTTTCAGGATCTACACCATAAGAAATAAGGGTAGGGATATCTTGACTGAATTCACCTGCCTCATCAAGAAACCCAAAGTAACGCTTAAACATCATTCTATCTCCAGTGAAGTTATAGGCATCCATGATACTCTCTCTTGGAAGTATATGATCTATATCAGTGAGAATAATGTACTCACCTTCACATAGCGTTACCCCATAATTTCTAGCAAGAGTTATCGTCCAAGGACGGGTATCATGGGTCTGGTATATAGTAAGATTCTTTACTCCATGAGACGGGTATTCTAATGGGGGGTCACTACCATCATCTATAATGAGAAATTCTACACCATCAGGTAAGTCCATTCTACTCCAATACAGAAATTGTCTTCTTAATATTTCATGGCTATTCAATACAGTTATGATGATTGAAAGTTTCATGTTACCATCCTATGATTGATCTTTCGGCTAAGGTTATGAAATAGTCCAAATGGATTATAATCTTCATCACCGCAGAACTGACCATTCGGAAACATATAAATAGTAGGCCGATAAGAAGATTCGGTTACCTTGCCATCATTGAGAAGTCGAACCCATCTCCTCTTGAAATCATTATCCTCATGAGTGGGGTAGTTGTTGATTATTCTTTCCTCATCGTACCCACCCATCATTTCATAAACATGTTTTTTTATTATAAAGGTATTAGGATGAGGGGGCATCATTGCACCCTTCTTATCTATCCTATCCTGTAGTAACCCATAGCTACTTAATACGTTCAAATCATCACTAAAGTTACCATATTCATCCAGAATACCAAATCGTCTCCTAAATTTCATCTTATCTTCGGGAAAGTCTAATCCTACTTCAAAGACATCTTTAGGAATAATATAATCAATATCACACATAAGAATATTGGTTCCCTTTGCTAATTTTGCTCCTGCATTTCTTGCTATACCAACAGTCCAAGGACGAAAGTCATTTGTCGGATAGATAGTAAGGTTCTTCAAACCATGATCAGGATATTGCAAGGGGGGTATACTACCATCATCCATAATAATAAACTCTACATCATCTGAAAGGTTCATTCTACTCCAAGATAGGAAATGTCTCCTGAGTATCTCATGGCTATTAAGAACTGATATGACAATTGATAATTTCATTTCTTTATTATTCCATTATAATGAATCTTTTTTGGATAAAATTCTTTGAGCCATTTAGGGGAAAACTCCTTTAATTTCCATAAAACGTATTGAGCAATAGTGGCAGCGTACCTAAGTTTTAATTTCATCTCTGGGTCATCTATTTGAGTATAGATTTCTCCAAGGGCTATACAAATTGTATAAGGTCTACCTTTACTAGCATAACTTGCAGCTTTCACCATGTAATGATCAGATAAAAGTCTTATTTCATGGGGAGGAGGTGGCTTTTCATTGTACCCGACAGTGAAATCATCAAATATACGCCTATTGCTTAATATAAGGGTATTTGGTTCTGCTTTAAACTTATAATGGTACTTAAACAATCCTAGAATCTTATCATATGCATAATAGGGGTCATCATCATGTGCTACTACATACTCCGCATGAAGTAACCGTTTTATCTCTTCTATTCTTCTTTTTGCTGGAGCATGGTCTACAAATGCAATTGACCAGTTCTCACGAAGATCAGCAGAATCCCAATCATCTATACAATGAATTTCATGAAAGTCATTTTTAAAGCCTTCTACAAATCTAAAGTATCTTGGGTTATTCTCATAGGATACTAATCTTCTTTTATCTGGATAACACATCCAATGAAAATAAGGAGTGGAGACTGACCCACACCCTAACTCAAGCACAGGTCCAAGTGTCATATTCATCAACTTATTAAGTACTGGTATATAACTAGCCCCTTCTGCTATTCTCATAAAAACCTCTTAGTCACTTCTTCTGATGTTCCCCAATAAGGTATTTCATTCAGGTACTGATTCTTATCATGTTTTGTAAATCTAGTCATGTTCTTATCTGTCTTAAAAGTAACTACTGGATTCGGAAGACGAAACCGTTTATATGGTGCAGGAGCACCCATCCCAAACATATGAATTGTCTTCGTTGGTTGCTCCCAGTCTGCAAGTCCTGTATACATTTCTTCTACTCTACGAATAAGTAATTCTCTATTCACCACCAATGCACCTTCTGAACCATTTGGTTTTAGACTAAATCTAGTACTTTGATTAAAAAATACATAAACAGGATCAGCAATATAAAATGTATCATCTCTTTCGGGTTTATACTGAAAATATTCTGGTGGATAAATAAAATCCGCTTCTGCGGTACAAATAAATTTAGTGGTAGCAGCTAAAGCTCCCAACCGAAGCTGTCTCCAAGCATTGGGACCAGATATTCCAATGGTACCCACACAGATATTAGTTCCAAAGTCTAAAGGCTTTTGAGAAACTGATATAAGTGGTAAGTTACCCATGTTTTCAAGCAGGGTTAATTGTATCTTCTTTTCAAAGGATTCATTCTCATAATTTCCAGTATAGTAAATGACCGTCGTATCATCCACAGTATCTCCTTACTAAATCTCCAGCCATACCCCAATAGGGAAGTTCCTTAGTTCCACTAGACCTACTATAGGGTGTTTTTCTATGCATATTGTTATCAGTCTTAAATGTAATTATGGGAATAGACATTTCAAAATCTTCTCTTTTCCCTAGTTTATACATAATACTAGATAAATCGGGCTGAGTTGGGTCATGCCATTTACCTAATCCATCTAACATCTTATCAATAATATCAATAATGAACTCTCTACCTATAATCATAGAAGATTCGGAACCACTTTTTCGATAAAAGCTCTTTACTTTTCCTCTTTGAGCAAATAATACCCAAAGCGGATTTCCAATATAAAAAGTGTTATCACTTTTAGGTTCAAATTCATAGTATTCTCTCGCATGTAAACAATCCGCTTCTGCGGTACAAACAAAGCGGGTCTTTGCTGCCAAAGCACCTATCTGAAATTGTCTCCAAGCATTATGACCAGAAAACCCAACTTCACCAACACAGATGTTCTTTCCGAAGTAAGTAGGCTTCTGGCTTACACTTATTATTGGCAGATCAAGATTTCCCATCTCTTCAATGATGGTCTGTTGAATTCTTGCTTCAAAACTAGGATTCTCCCGATTACTTGTATAATAGATAATTGTAGTATCACTCATACAAATAATTCCTCTGGGTTATACTTATTACTTAAAACTCCTGTATGACGGTAGGTGTTTTTAAATATATAACAATACTTAAATAAATGTTTTATAGAAAGATAGTGGTATCTAAAATCATCCTTTTCATCAAAATCATGGCATAGAACGTAATCGGCATGGGTAAGTTGTGCTACATGAACACTTCTCTTTGTTCCATCTATAGGACCATGATCTACAAATGCTATTGCCCACTGAGGAGAAAAATCAATCTTATCCCAATGCTCTATAATATGAACATCATGAAAATCAGCTTGGTAGTTAGATGCAAAGTCTACCCACCGAGGATTATCTTCATATGTAACCAATTTTCTTTTTATTGGGTAGCAAGACCAATGTAAAAATTCGGTAGAACAAAGACCACTACCTAACTCTAAAATTGGTCCGGTGGTTTTATCAAACAACTTTGCTAATATGGGGAAATAGCTACCTACACCTAACTTAAATCTAACTCTCACGATTTCACCCAGAACACCGTAGACTCATATTCTCTTACCAAGTACCAAGGAGCTATCTTATGAGAAGCTACATATGCATTGACTGCCCTTACTACATCAGGAAACATCGAATAGTCATGAACAGCCATAATACCACCAACTCTCACCTTCCTACTCCACAGTATTATATCCATCATAGCATCGTCGAAGTCATGGCTACCATCGACAAAAGCAAAATCTATACTATTATCTTCATAGGTTTCTACAGCTCTCATACTTGTCATCTTAAGTAATCTTACATTGAAGGGAGCTAATGCTTCATAGGCTTTCTTATAGTAGTCGTCCTGCTGTTCTTGAGTTACCTTTCTAAAAGCTGTCCAAGGATCAACACAGGTAAGTTGAAGATTTGGTATTGACTCACAAAGTACTTTAGAAAAGTCGCCCTTTCTCGTACCTATTTCTACACCTTTTAAGTAACCAAGCTCTCTAAACACTTCCGCAAGTCGTGGTCTTCCACCTCTGGGACATATTATAGGATATGACAAATCTTCTCTCGCTCTCCATTTCCTTCGTAAATATCTATGTATTTCCATTATACACCTTTATAATGTCTGTAGCTTTACCCCAATGAGGGATATCATAAGCTCTTATCTGTCCGTGTCGCTTCCAGTTTCGTTTTTGTGTTTCATCCGTTCCAGCAGAATGATTTAGTTGTACAATTGGTCCATATGAATACCATTCGACACAGCCCCTCACTGTAACTCCTAACCTTCTGTCCACCTTTTCTCTACCTACTTCTCCAACTAACTCACTCGGTGCGCCATTGGGATATTTCTCCTTTCTTTCAGTTAATGCTTCAATCAGTAACTCTCTTGGTGCAATTAACGAACAGTTGCTTATTCGCTGTCTTACACAATACATATTATCCCATGTAAATAAGGACCAACGAGAACGATCATAGCTCACTTTATCTTTGGGTGGTCTATACTCCTCAAAGTGTGCCTTCGTATATAGGGTATCATCTTCTGCCATTGCCACGAACGGTGTCTTAGCCAGTAATGCACCTCTCAACATCTGCATATAGATATTCCAGTAGGATCTTGGTTCAGTATCAAGTAAGTTTGTACCTAAATCCATGGGTTTTCTTGAGATGGAAATTATTGGTGCATTACCAACAGCTTTTAGAAGATGTCCTACTTGAAAATCTAGCCAGTGTTTAGGAACCTCACTAGCCGTAATATATAATATGGTTATATCATCTTTATATATCATTTACACCTCAATTGTTCTAACGTCTGTTGATTCTGTAAAGATATGAGGTTCCCCTCTTTCAGTAAGTCTCGGTAACTTTTTCCTGCTGGCAGCACTTCAAACTTATTTGACGTTACTTCAAAATCTACTGTTCGTAAATTATTAACAACATAATGATAATTTCTCACAATAATATACATACCTGGAGGTGTTGCTTTCGGTAGAACTAAAGAACTTCGATAATGGTGTTCTCCTAATGGCATTTTAGTTAGTTTAACCTCTGGAAATGGATACAAATACCCATTATCTACCTGCTTCAACAACACCGTCACTGTAGCTGCCACATGTTTATACTTTTTAAACCACACCTCAAATTCCAGTTCTTCCCCTGCATGAATTTGATAATACTTCAGGGGACTTTCATTAACAAGATTAAATACTTCAAAGTTTCTAATCTCTATGATCTTCGTTGGATAAATCATCATGCCAACACTCACAACCGCAATAAAACATGCAAGGGCAAGAAATAAAATTGTTCCTCTATAGATGTATGTAAACTTATAATCTATAGGTAACCCAGCAAACTTTTTCAGAAGTGCAGTATATTGAGTGTTTTTCGGCATCATACCCACCCCTTTGCTAATAACAACAACAGGTTAAGTGCGGCCATTCCCAACCCTCCTAGCATCATAATGGTTAACTTCCAGAACTTGGCATCTAAAGCATCAAGTCGATCTATTATTGTCTTTTGGGTCGCTGTTATTGTATTTACCTTTCCCACTAACCCAACTTCCCCATGTACACCATTCAGCGTGTGTTTAAGATCAGTCAGATCCTGTTCGTGTAATTCATGAAAGTAGCAAGTGGAGACCGTTTTCTCCAGAATCTTGTCAGGCATTGGTTTTTCCAGTCATCGTTCATTCTCCTTCTAACGTTCTATCAGCGTATCAAGAAAAGTATACTAATGGAACCAGTATGATTGGCTGTATCTTTATTTCCTACTATGCTATATAATGAATCAGTATCATGAAAGATAGGAATGCCAAGGGTATAATCACTGTAACTCTGATTTATACTCGACTGAGTAAAGACCTCATGCACTGATGGAGTAGATACCCCACTTTGGTCACAAAGTGACAAGTTCACATTTGTTGACGAACAAGCAAAATGTAAACCACAAACGAGAAACCCTTCTTGCCCAAACTCAAATCTAGTCTCTGCGGAAACAGTGTTCGTTGCAAGCCCAACAATATCAAATAAATATTGTTTTAATCCATTCGTACCAAGTTCTTTTCTTGACATTAAAGTTGCATCCATGTTTTATCTCCTTCTACATATATTTCAAACCCATCTAACTTTATACACTCCTTCTCCCCTCAACTGAGAATAAAGTGCATATCGAATACCATCCATTCCGTGGTTCAAGAAATCCACAGGCTCATCCAGAATGTTCCCATTCTTATCCGTTCTCCAACTGTACGCCCTGAATTCCTTAATCAAGTTGCTACTCGACTTCAACACATACTGACGAAACCGCTTCAACATATCAATACCGTCACCAACGTTTTTCTGTGCAGCCTTAATGTTAAAACCCTCTAACCGAATCTCCCGTATCTTATCAGGATACTGAGCATCAGCGTAAATTGGTTTACTCCAATCACTCTTCGGTATATTCGCCTTCATGTAGTTGATCAGGTCTTTATTCGTCATATTTGGTTGATACAACAACTCCTCATGCCACACGTCCGTATCCTTCACAATGCTCCGGGTAATAACCGTGGGATCATTCCACCCAAAGTCAAGCCCATACAACACCCTGCCACCCGCAACCTGTGCTGGTATCGAATCCACTGCCTCCCAGTTCCGATATATCAAGTTCTCCAGCTTTCCCCATTCCCCTAAAGCATATATCCTATAAAAGTTGATATCCTGACCAATTAACTCTTCATACCTCTGCTTCGCCTTTTCCGGCAAAAAGGGGTTATCCTTATACGTAGAATGTATCACCTTCACATCTTTAGAAAAGGAAGGGTCATCTATCAACCTGTTCTTAATCCAATGAAACTCATCTATCGGATTAAAGGAAATGAATATCTGATTTATCTTGTTATCCACAGAAGGAGCACGAAGGTACAGTCGAACAGTATTGAAATCACTCAAGTCAATCTCCGTAGCTTCCTCAAACCACATGTAGTTCCAGTTTGATGACTTCACCTTCTCAGGGTCATCCAACCCATTGAAATGAATCATGTTACTACCATAGAACAGATTCATTCCCACCTTATCCACCTTCACTCTTTCCCGAACACCAAAAGCACTCATAATCTCATAAAACGGTATAATAACCGTATTCCGAATCGAAGGCAACGTTTTCCGAATCACTAACATCTTTTTGTTTTTTTCAGTTAAAAACTTATACAATAATAACTGTATGATAGAATGTGACTTCGACGATCCCCCACCACCGATGTTGATGTTGATTTCCTTATCACTCAGCATATTCTCATAGAATATGCGAGTACCGATAATTTCCTTGCTTACCTTCGGTTGCTTGTTGGCTATAAAGTCATCCAGAAAGGAATTACTCATCGTCTAAGAAAGCCAAATATGATATATACTAAAAGTAAATAAATAACTGTCATAAATCCAATGCCTCCACATCAATAACATCATCAACAGCAGGTGCCAGTGCCTCCAGTGTAGGGTAGGTAGCCTTCTTCGGTCTCCCAACTCCACGCCTTCCATTATCACTGTCACCCACGGGCAGTATCTTAATATACACTGGTTTGTCTAAGCTCTCTCCTGCCTTATCCGGTTTCTCCACCCACCCACGCTGCTTACCGATGCACTTCAGAACAAACATGGCAACAATACCATCTTTCTTCTCCCGCATTCGCCACATCAGGGTATCTTCAGCAAGATCAACAGCACTTTCTCGCAGTTCCAGCATTAAATTCCTGAGGAACTTATTCTTGCGAACCTGTTTCTTCAAAACCTCTATTGGTACGTTCAATTGTTTGGCAGCATAAGATATGAGACCGGAACTTTCTTTCAAAGCTTCGGCAATCTGATCATTCGTGGGTACTAGAGATGAGTTCATAAAATCCTCCCTTATATAATACTATCGGCAAGTGGACGGAATTCCTTTAATATTTTATAATGGTGTTGGGAATAGTTGGCTACGGTGTAGGTGTGGGTGTAACTGTGGCTTTTCCAAAGTAGCCTTTTTGTTTCCTGTCCACCATATGGAGTTATGCGTATATGTGGCGAAAAGTGATTTTAGTCTTGGCATGATTTATGCATAGATTGTGTCGGTGTCGGTTATGACACCGACACCGACACCGACACCGACACCGACACCCTATAGTATAAAGTAAAACCTATCTGGGCAAGCTTGCCCTTGTGCCTTGTCACAAATTATGCCTTGCCCAGTATCTATACTATCAGAACAGTAAATGTTTTCTGTAGGGCAAGCTTTCACCGTTTTGAGTAATAACTTGTCAAGCGGTATATAAGCGATTTCAATCTGATTTTTTGTTTTCATATCATTCACCTATTACCTTACCTTGTGCTGACCTGATACCTTTGTTACGTAGAAAGGTCTTGCTATGACCTATACCGTTATAGCCGAATGTTCTTGCAAAAGGTATTCTCATAAGACTTGTGTGGTAAACTTGCCCTATTTCATAGTGAATACTACCGATTAACTTGCCTTTTTTGTCTTTCGGTAATGCCTTGCCCTTGCTATCATGTGTGGTACTGATAGGGTAGTTTACTGTAAAACTTAAGCCGATTCTCTTGCCTTGTTCTGTCTGATAGATATTGTTGCAATTGTCTGAATGTTGACTAACCGTTTTTTCACCGTTTTTCGCTGTTCTGATTAATATGGTATTATCAGGTGAATAATAATGAGTTACTGCATCTTCATTCGATACCATTTTTGTAAAACCAATTCTTGTTTTCATGTTACCCTACCTTTACTAATTGAAATAACTTGTTACCATACGGTAAACAAGTGAAACGACTTTGTGGTATATAGTTTTCATAAGTTTTTTATTTTTTAAGAGTGCATTTATAATGCCACAAAAAACCCTAATGATTTCAATATAGTTATTTATAGCAATTTACTAAAACGTTTCAATATGAAACGAAACGTTTCATATGTATTGTAACTATATAATATAATGTATTATTTTGGCGTTTCAATATGAAACATATGAAACGTGTCAAATATTTGACACTTGGAAAACCACACGGACGACAGCGGGACTAATTTTGGGATTCCATTAAATAGAGTGGACATTCAGATATAACGGAATCCAAATATAGAGTGGAAAGGACAGGATATTGGAGTCCGAATATAGAGTGGAGTCCTAGAGATAATGGAAACATACCCTGCAATCCACGGCACAGGTTTTGCAGTAGCAAGAAACGTACCACGGATAGGTGGGGGAGTCCTGTAATAGAGTAGGATAATAAATACTTTGGACTTCATATCCATCAATATCCCTGCTTGAC